GGTTGCTAGACCTGCTGCTAACTTTTTGGCAGGTTTAACTGAAAACATATTTAAAGCAGAGGGTGGCACTGTTACAGGGAACCAGCCATACGTTGTTGGTGAACAAGGTGCAGAGGTATTTGTACCAAATAAGACAGGTACGATTATTCCTAATAACGCTCTATCTAGTAGCAATACGACAGAAAACAACGTCAATATCAGTTTCAATATCACCGCAAACGACACAGAAGGATTCGATAACTTAATAGAATCCAGACGAGGCATGATTGTCAATCTTATTAATCAAGCTATGAATGATCGTGGCACTTTAGGAGTTACTTGATGACCTTTCCTACCTCACCAGTATTTCAATCGGTAACAGTAACCTCGATTGACCCTAACCTATTCAGTGAAGCTGTAAGCGGTAGAACCCAAGCTCGCAAAGTATCAGGGCAAAAATGGCAGTTAAAAGCTAAATATCCACCGATGACGAAAGCTGATTTTATGCCTGTTTTTGCGTATGTGGTAAGTAAGCAGGGAAGGTTAAATACATTCACAGTTCGTATTCCTGAATTAGAGGATGCTAGAGGTACAGCATCAGGAACTTTTTTAGTGAATGGTGCTAAATCAGCAGGAGTAACAGTAATCACTATTGATGGTGGCACTGGCACGATAGTCGAGGGTGACTTTATTAAATTTGCCCATGATAAGGTTTACATGGTCACAGCTCATACAGAATCAACTGGCAACACAACCAGTATTACCATATCACCACCTTTAGTTGATGATATAGCTAATAACTCCTCTATCACTTATGACAATGTACCTATAAAAGTACGCTTGAAGAATGATGTACAGGCTTTCTCAATGGCTAACGATTCTATGTTTCGCTATGAACTTGATTTTCTTGAGGAGTTATGAGTAGGGATATTAACAGTAGCGTAGTAACTGAAATTGCCAAAGACAGTGTACGGATGTGTCATTTGTTGGAGGTACATTTCTCTACTGTTGTGTATTACACAGATGCACCGCAAGACATATCTTATAGTGCTAATACTTATCTTTCCTCTGGTCATATTCTGAAAATGCAAGCGATTCAGGAAGCCTCAGATATACGAGTAGGTAGTGCCAAGATTAAACTCTCAGGGGTTGACCAAACATTCGTTACGTTATTGTTAAATGCTAGTGATTCCACTTCTAATAGTGGCTATATAGGCAGACAGGTTAGGATTCTACGAGCTTTCCTTGATTCAAGTAATTCGATTATCGGTGTACCTATATTGATTTACGATGGGCGCATTGATGGTCACGAAATAAGAGATTCAGCTACCACTTCTGAGGTTGATTTACTCGTTGCTAGTCATTGGGCTGATTTTGAAAAGAAATCAGGTCGTATGACTAATAGTAATTCACAAAAACTATTTTTTTCCAGCGATAAAGGATTCGATTTCGCAGCCAATGTCGTGAAAGACATTAAATGGGGGAAAGCCTAATGGGATTCTGGGCTTGGATAGCTAACTTAGCTGTCAGTGCTGTTGTTTCTTGGTTGACTGCTCCAGATGTAGATGACATTGAAGAACAGTTAAAAGGCACGCTGGTTAATAAGGCGAGCAATCTAGCAGCGATACCAGTTATATATGGAAAGAGGAAAGTAGGAGGAACACGAGTATTTGTTGAGACTTCAGGAACAGATAATCAGTACCTTTACATAGCCCTAGTTTTATGCGAGGGTGAGGTCAATTCTATAGGTAATGTATGGATAGATGATGTGCTTTCAACTGATAGCAGATTTATCGGAGATGTAACGATTACTAAGCATCTTGGAGCTGATAATCAGTCAGCAGATTCGACATTAACGAATGCTCCAAGTTGGACATCAGACCATAAATTATCAGGCATTGCTTATCTAGGGATTCGATTAAAGTGGGATAAAGAGGTGTTTAGTTCAATACCGAATTTTCATGCAGAAGTTGAAGGTCGTAAATGTTATGACCCTCGTGCTGATAGTGGTACAGGAGATACTATCTACACCACGAACCCTGCTATTTGTTTATTAGACTATCTCACGAATAGCAGATATGGCAAGGGTTTACCAACAACAGCATTTGAAAGTGAAGTATTTGCTGGGAGTGTTGGTACTTCATCATGGCACGCAGCAGCCGATAAATGTGAGGTATCTGTAACTCCTTACTCTGGCGCATCTTCGATAGATAGGTATTCTTGTAATGCGGTACTAGACACTAACCTAAGCATAATAGATAACGTTAAAACTCTGTTGTCGGGTATGCAGGGAATCATGCCTTATACACAAGGTGAGTATCGGTTAGTTATCGAGGACAATGTTTCTACTTCAGCAGAATTTGACTTCACCGAAGAACATATTATAGATGGTATTGTTATAACTGGCGAAAAGCGAAGTAATAAATTTAATCGGGTGATTGTTACCTTTGCTAATCCTGATAAGAATTGGCAACAAGACCAGATAGAGTACCCAGAGGCAGGTAGTTCAACCTATACAGACTATCTTAGTAATGACAATAGTTTTGCTCTAGAAAAACGAGTTGGCTTAAACACTATAACGAATGTGTATCAAGCTATGGGTATTGCAAGAACCATACTTAGAAAGTCAAGACAAAATCTTCGCTGTTCTTTTCTCGCTACTTCCGAAGCATTGAAATGTGCTGTAGGAGATATAGTAACTGTAACCCATTCGACTCCAGATTGGACTCAAAAACCATTTAGAGTTATGGATATAGTTTTACAGAGTGACGGTACAGTAACACTAGCAATGGTAGAGCATCAAAATACTGTTTACACTTGGGGCACGATAGATGAAGCTGATAATTTCCCTGATACTGGTTTGCCTAATCCAACAAGCGTAATCGCACCAACATATCTCGTAATTTATAGCGGTGAGAACTATCAACTCACCAATAACGATGGCACAACACAACCAAGAATGAAAGTTCAGTGGACTCATTCAACCGATAAATTTGTTGACCATTACATCATACAATATACAAATAATTATCCGTTCTATGATGAAGAACTAAAGACGGATGGTTCGCCTATATCAATCTCTGGTGTTCAATCTGGCACTACCTATAACGTAAGAGTTAAAGCGGTCAATTCACTAGGTATTTCGTCACCCTGGTTGCCTTCTTCGGTAGGTACAACTCATTCGATTGCAAATCTTGTTGGTGGTGGAATAGGGGTAACTACATTTTCTCAAGGTTCAGTATCAACTGGTTATCCATCTACAGATATTGAGGCAGGTGATTTGTGGTTCGATACGGATGATAATAACAAAGAATATAGATATGATGGCACTGACCCTTATAACAATTCAGGTTGGGTTTCTCAGGCGGTAGATGTTGCTCAATCTGTCAATGAAGGAAGCACAACTGTTGAGGGAGGTATGCTTACAGACGATTCAGTTGATACAGATCAACTTAATGTAGATTCTGTTAGAACTCAACAGCTTAAAGTTGACGGCACTCTAACAATTAATGATGACAGTGGAGCTTTCACTTTTAGGAAATCATCTTATAGCGATTATGCTACAGCAGGAGTTTTTTTAGGAAATAGAACAGGGAGCACTAATCCAGTATTTCTTGCAGGTACTAATGAAAGTTATATGCAAGTAGATGACGATGGTGTGCTTATTGTTGGTGCAGATTTTGCCGATTCAACAACGGTGTCAAGTCCTCCTTTACCAAGCTCTCCAATAACTTTTTCTGAAGCAGGTGTTGTTGATTTAAACATATCATCTGCTTACGCAACTATGACATTTCAAATGTCTGGCGGTGGCGGAGGAGGTGGGGGTGCTCAATCTGGAAGTTCAAGTGGCATTGTAGATGGTGGAACTGGTGGAACAACGTCTGTTGAGATAATAGACGCTAATTTAAACAGTTTTAGTCCAGAAGTTAAATGGACAGCAACAGGTGGAACTGGTGGTGCAACGAACTGGGGTAGCGGTGCTTCACCTAGTGGCGAGAGTTTTTCTATCAGTCCAGCAGATTCATTTTTTACAGGAACGGGTGGCAATGGACACGCTGAAGCAAGTACAGGAGACGTGCATCACGGAGGCAATGCTAGTGGGTTATCGTCTGGTGGTGGTGGTGGGAATCACGACACATTTTGGAATCCATCTGAAGCAGGAAACAAAGGACTTAAAGGTAATTATTCAACTCAGACTTATACT